CAGAGCAAGAGATCTTTGTAAGAAAGCAATTGCTAACCTATTAACTGTACAAGCAGATCTTTACGATCCTGAAGTTGGTAGTGTACTAGCAGAATATGGTATTAACACTGGTAAGACTGGTTCTCAAGCAGAGGCAGATGGTGACACCACAAATGGTGTAACTATTGATGTTTCTCAGAAGCAAGATCCTGCTGGTAGAAACAAAGATGCTCGTAACAGAATTGTTGCTAACAGAGAGTTTATCCTAGATGCAGCACTAGCAGAAGTTGCTGTTTATCACCCAGACTTCTTTATTCCTGGTGATACACAAACGAATGGTCAGTCAAGATATGCCGACGCATTCCGTCTAATTAGACGCAACAGTAAAGAGATTGGTGATAAAGCAATTGCAGCACTTGCAATCAACTATCCTGATTTCTACTTCCCTGATGGTCCTCAAACAACCCCAAGTTCTAGATATGCTGATTCATATCGTTTGATTCAGAATAACAAGGAAGAAATTGTTGAATCTGCACTGGGACAAATTGCTATTTCATTCCCCGATTTCTTCTTCGGTAATGACACTGGTTCTGACAATGGTTTTGGAGATCCATATGTTTATGACTTCTCCAACTCAGATCCTCAAACTTATAATTGGTCAAGATATGCTGATGCATATCGCTTGATCCAAAATAACAAGCAAGAGATCATTAATAACTCAATTGCAGCTATTGTTGCTGCACATCCTACATTTGTATTCCCAGGTGGATCTGATGCTAAGTGCCGCAGAGATATCGGTTATCTAGTTGATGCTGTATCTCTTGACTTGTTCATTGGTACTAATAAGTATTCCCGTAAGTTCATCTCTAAGTATTTTGATGGCTCTGGAACTTCATGGATTAGTGCTGGTCTTCAGGGAGAGGAAGCAGAAAGCGTAACAGGATTCAACGCTGCAAGAGATCAAATGCGTCTTGCAGTTGCTAACCAACTATCATCACAGGATCTAACAATCACTGAAGGTCCTGCTCAGTACGGTGGTGGCGGTGGTAACATTTCCAGAACTAACACTGGCGCTTGTGATGATGTTCAATCAGCAATTTGGGTACTAACCAATATTGTTACCGAACAAATTGCTAATGGAAATCTGAATTCTCTGCCACCAGAAACTACAAATGAAATCACTGGACTTGCTCCAGATGGCATCACAACATTTACTGCTACTCGTGATGTTCAATCAATGCGTTCTAAGTGCCGTAGAGACTTAGGATACTTTGTTGACGCTATCGCTCTTGACCTATTCATTCAAGGTAACGAGTACACTTGGAAGTTCTGTGCAGAGTATTTTGAGAATGCAGGTTCCCAGATCACCAATGGACTAGCAGGAGAAGAAACTCCTTCTAGATATGCATTCACAAAAGCTATTGAGATGATCAAGAAAGCGATCACCAATCAGCTTTATGAAAAAGATCTAACAATTACCGCAGACAATGCACCAGGATCTGCATATGGTCAAGTAACTAGAAGTTACACACCACATGGAGCAACCTACGATCCAAACACTGGTCTCGCGGTTCTCAGCATTGCTAATCACGATCTTTCTATTGGTGATTTTATTACCATTGCAACTGATTCGCTTACTTTCACTTGCGATCTAGATGGTAATACTACACAGCACACTTATCCTCGTTCTACCGATCCTGCTGCAGGTCAGTATATCGAAATCACGGCAATTACTGATAACACTATCACAGTAAATGTTGGTGATGGTGGAACTAATACAAGTGTTCACACATTCGTAAGTGCTGCTGGCGATTCAGTTACATTCGCTGGCAACACTGAGAATCAACTAACTGATGCTCAGGTAGCACTTTGCTCTGATGTTCAGGCAGCAGTTGATACTCTTGGTGGTATCGTTGATACAGTATTCCTTGATGGAAACTTGAACTCGATGCCTATCGAGATCAATAAGGGAGATGAAGGATTCCTCTCTACCAAGTGCCGTAGAGATATTGGTTACTTCATCGATGCTGTTTCTGTTGATCTATTCACTGGCGGTAACTCACACATCAGAAAGTTCACTGAGCAATACTTTGATGCTGATGGAAATCCAATTTCTAATGGTGTAAACTCTGAAAGAACTGAAAGTGTATATGCTTTCAATGCTGCCAGAGATGAAATGAAGAAGGCAGTATATAATGATCTGTACTATAAGGATCTAACAATTACTGCAGACCCTGCTCCTGGTAGTGATTATGGAACTGCTGGATCTAATACCCAGAACCAGTTTAATATTGCTCTCTGTAGTGATGTTCAAACATCAATTGAAAACATTTCTCTAATTGCTACTGATGCACTTACCAACCAGTCTATTACTGGTGGTATTTGGAACACAGAAGTCAACACTGGAAACTATGCTCTAAATCTTCTTAGCGGTGAAGTTAAGTGCCGCAGAGACATCGGTCACATTGTTGATGCTGTAGCACAGGATCTCTGGTTTGGTGGCAACGAGTACACTATTGCAGCAACTAAGGAATACTTTGATGCTAATGGTTTGATTGTTAATGGTGTAGACAATGAGGTTGGTCCTTCGATCACCGCATTTAAACGTGCTGCTGATTTGATGAACAGATCAATCAACAACCAATACTATGAGCGTGATCTAACCATCACTCTCGATCAGGTTGGTGATCCTGTTGTTGTTTCTGACATTCACGCTGACGCATACAATCTTGTTCTTGCTAACAAGGAATTCATTGCTGAAGAAGCATATCAACTAATGCTTGCTCAGTTCCCATCTTATGCACCACAAGAAGGTAACACCAAGCAAGATTGCCTAGATGACGTTTATGACGTTCTAGAAGCAGTCATGTATGATGTTAAGTTTGGTGGAAACTCCAAGACTTATGATGCTGCTAAGATCTATGTAACTAACGTATTCAACGGCGTTGCAGTTGATACCTTCATCGATGCTGAGCGTGATGAAGCGGGATATGTCTTTGATAAGGCAAAGGATCTTGCCATCATGGCAATGAGAAATGAGGCAATCACCGCAACTGGTGATAACCAACTAACTCAGACATTTGATCAAACAATTGTTGATGACTGGGATATTGATGAACTTCTTCCTACCTGTGGATCTGCTGCTGGTGCAATTGATTCCCTATTTGGAATTATCATTCAAGCAGTTGGAACTGATGGAACACCTGGCACTCTAACAGTAGAGAGAACTACTGGTGCTTCTGCTGATCCTGCATACAACACAGCAGTTGCAATCACCGCAGTTACCTCTAATACATTAACATTTAATGTTGGCACCTCTACTCACGTTTATCCACACACCTTTATAAGTGCTTCTGCTGGTGCTGTTGTTTCTGGTGGTAACTATGATCACAGATTTGTATCTGTATCTGCTGGTGCTATTAACGTTGTTGACGGACCACAACTAACTCCAGATAATGCAACTTATGATCCAGCAACTGGAGAATTTGTAATGTACTTCGGTACTGCTCATGGCGTACTGGTAACTGATCAACTATCCTTGGATGATAATTCATTCACATTCGAGTGTGCTTCGGATAACTATTCCTCTCAGCAGACTTATCCACGTCCTGGTTCTGATCCTATTACTGGTCAGAATGTTAACCCAACTGCGGTAACTGATTATAGTATTACTATTAATGTTGGTCCTTCTCTATTGGTTGAGCATAATGTAACCAGTGCAACTTACGATCCTGCAACTGGTAATGTTGTTGTTACTACAGCATCTCCTCATGGACTAGCAATTAACGAACCTATTAGAATCAAGACAGAATCTCTAACCTTTACTTGCACCAAGGACAAGAATGTAACCACCCACTCATATCCTCGTGCTGCAAGAGCTTATCAACCATCCAGCACTATCGTTAACCCTGGTGATGATGAGCTAGGATATACCTTAGGAAATTGTTCTGATGTTCTAGCAACTATCGATACCTTGATCGGTATTGTATGTGATGCTCTACAAGCAGGAACATTAGATGTTCTACCTCCTCTCAGCAATGGTCTCTGGGATTGTGCTAACGTTCGTTCGACTATTGAGAACCTATTTGATATCCTTACGGATGCAATCACCACTGGATCACTTGCAAATCTACCTCCTGTTAACAACGGAGACTTCACTATTAATAATGAAGCATCTAAGTGTTTCCGTGACGTTTCCTACATCGTTGACGCTGTTGTCAATGACCTAAGACTTGGTGGTAACATCAACAGCATCCAAGCAGGTGAAGCATACTACGTAGGAACTAATCTCACATATATTGATGACGAAAAGGCAGAAACCTTAGACGCTTGGGATTATGTCGGTCAGATGGCAACTGCTGCCATGAGAAACTTCGACGTTCTTGCGTTCGATTGTTCTACCACTGCTGGATCTGCCATCATTGATGTTAATGATACTCGTGGTATTATCATTGGCATGAGCGTTAAAGAATATGAGAATTCGAGAGGACTAACTGATCCATCAACTCCTGCATTTGTAAATGGTCTTTTACAAGAAAATGCTCAAGTAACATACAGCACTATTCCTGAAGGTGCATACGTTAAGAGAATTGTTGACAATACAAGAATTGAACTTGGTGTCAAGGGATCGCGTCTAGAAGAAGGCGTAACTCTAAATGCAAAACTTAGCGGCAGCCCTGATCTTTACTTTGTATTTGAAGAGGGAGTTTGGGCAGATACTCTACCAACAACAGTTCTAGTTGGACCAGAGAATGGTAATGTAACTCCTGATGTCATTCAGGATACTCTAGTATCACCATCTTATAGAGAGTGTTCTGGTACTGCTGATGCTATTGAAACTCTAATCGGTAACATCACTACTATTATCAATAGTGGACTTGGATCTGTAACTAGACAAGAGCAAACAGTTAACACTGCACTTCTTGCATCTAGAGCAACAGTCTTTACCATTGACGTTGGTGGCAACCCATCCGACCCACACCAGTTTGAAACTGGAACTCCTGTAAGACTTGTACCACGTCCTCGTTTTGATACGATAACTGGTAAGTATGTCGATGTTGATAAGCGTCTTGTTAGACTACCTAACGGATTTGATACTAATACCACTTACTATGTAATTGCTCCTGGTAGAAAGACTCAACCCGAAGATTATAGTGGAACTACCTTCTTTGATGGTAATGATCAAACCAGATTGATGCTCGCAACCTCTAAGGAGAATGCTGCAGCAGGTATCTACATCTATGCATCTGAGACTGCTAGCATCGATAAGGACGTTGAGATTGATATGTATCAATTCGTCCTTGACGACAAGTATGATCTTCACAACTATCGTGCAAAACTAACCAATACAGTCAATGCTGGTATTGAAACAGATGTTTCACACATCTTTGATGTTCCTTCATCTTCCCTACCTCAATCGATTGCTCAGAGAGTATTCATCCGAGCAATTGAAGGTGGTGAACTACCTCTAGTTTCTAACACTTATGTAAATGATCCTGAGATTACTGTTGTTGATTCCAATGACGCAGACTTTGGTAGAATTAATCCAAGAACAGAATTCTTTGTTCGCTATCAAAACAACAAAGTCTTCACAATTCACAAGACATTTGCAGATGCAAATTCAAATGAAGATCCTATCACTTTTGCTGCTGGACAAAGTGGTGTAGAATTTGAGGTCTTTGCTAACAAGCGCAGAAGCCCAATGCGCTTTGATCCTTCCTTCACTGATGCAGTTACCGATTCTGGTAAGTGGTACATTCAGTGTCTAGATCAATCTAATGAACAACTCAGCGTTCTTCAGAACAACATCTTCTGGAGAATCAATCAAGACGATTATAATGATCGTCAGAGATCCACTGATATGTGGTATGAGCGTCTAGATGACACTCGTGAGGCAGACGAGAGAACCTACAAACTTCGTTTTGTTATTCCTAAGTATCTTGAGAACGCAAGAGATCCTATCAATGGTTTCGTTCTTAAGACAAGAACTGACGACACCCGTAAACTTGTTCCTCAGAAAGTTCTACTCAAGCCTGTAACTGGCACAGTATATGGTGCTCGCTTCGAGAACCCTGTACAAGCAGGAGAATACATCGGTTATACTGCTGATGATTTCGAAGCAAATAACTTGAACACTGAAGTTCAGTATGATCCATTTAAGAAGGATCAAACTGGTTCTGGTATCGAATATCGTTCGTTCGCTCGCTTCACTTCTGGTGTTCAATCGACTATTCAGTCTGGTCGTTATGTTGCTGATCTTCTAGATCCTTCTATTAATTACCTAGAACTAACTCTGTTTGATCATACAATTGACAGCAGAAACTTCCCTGGTCTAAGAAATGAAATCCTAACAACAGTTAAGATTTCTGCTCCTCAGGGCGGCAACTTCATCGTCAATAAGACTCAGAATTTGGCGTCAGATACAAATGCTGTTGAGTTTACTGGTAATTCTTCTGGTCTTGCTAATATCCATGCATATTACAGCGTTGGTGGTGATCACTATCTAATCATCAAGAATATCCGTGGCGGTAAACTTGAATTTAGTGAATTCGCCCAAACAACATTCACCCAAGATCAAGGTGATGCAGAAGTATTTGCTACTATGCTGGAAGACCAGGATATGGGCAAATCGCTACCTCTGAAAACATTAATCAGAAAAAATTATCCTGAGTATTATTACAAGCAAAACGGCGCTAACGTTTATACTATCACTCCTGGTGATCGTATTCAAGACGATGCTGGTGTTGAATACTATGTTGCTTCTGTTGAAGATGCTGGTATTATTGATGATACTTTCTACATCTTTGGATATGAGACACTACAGCGTAGAATTGCTGGTCAGCAAGATGGTATTTACTACCTAACTGCTCTCCGTGGTAACATCTCTCCATTCCCAACTGGTGCTGGTGTTTCTACAAACTTCCGTAGATTTAAGTTCTCGCAACCAGTCAGCAAACTCTATCCTCTCAACTATAGAAACGATCCTCTTTGGTTCCAAAACTCTGGTACAACTCAACAAGAGAAAGATTACTATGCTAATCTAATTGATCCACCATCTGCATTCTCCGCTGCTGATAACTACGTTCATGGTGCAGTTTCTGTCAACGACTACAAGAACTCTGTAACTAGAGAACTAGTTGATGATCTGATTTCTCAATCAGCATTCTTGAATAACACCTATACTGGTACTAACGCTATTAAAGCACAGGATGGAAATGCAACTTCTGGTTCAGAAGATCGCAGAATCTCAATCTCTGGTGATAGCACAGTCCTCTCGGATCAGCGTTACTACGTTGAACTTCGTAGACCATCTATCGCTCGTGCTGGTAACCACACGTTTGAATACCTTGGTTTCGGTCCTGGTAACTACTCCACAGGTCTCCCAGCGCGTCAGGAAGTGGTCTTAACTCCAGATCAGGACTTCTATGCCCAGTCGAAGAAACAAGACGCTGGTATCGTCTTCTACACGGGTATTAACTCTCAGGGTGATCTCTACATCGGTAACAGAAGAATCAACGCTATCACTGGCGAAGAGACCTTCATCGATGCAGCAGTTCTTGCTGATGATGGAGATGAGAACGATACTATTGGTGGTCTCGTTACTACCTTCGACACTCCTGTAACCTTTAACCAGAACATTACAATCGTTGGTGGTGATGGTGAACTAGTCAACACAATTGAATCTCCACTTCTCATTGGTGTTCAAGATGAAGACCTAATTCAGCAGCGTGATGCTCTAATCATCCGTTCCAATGTTTCCTCCGTTGACCCTGTAACCCAGCTAGAGCAGGATGAGAGCCTAGACAGAACCGCATTTACTCCTCCAACCGAGGGTGATATTCGTATTAGCAAGAACAGAATTACCTCTGCTGTATTCCAGTTCAACCCAAGAGGTGATGGACAGAGATATCTGTTCCAGACACACACTGCTGGTGGCGTTGCTTCTAACAAGACTCCAAATCAAACTCCAATTGCTCCATCTGGAACTAGACTATTCTCGGATCAATTTGTTTCTTATGGTGGAGTAATTCCACTTTCTGGTGATGTCCTAATCAAGGGATCTGAAATTAATAAGAGTGGTTCGTTTGGATGGATTCTATCCAACTACTTCTCAGGAATTTCTTCTACCGAAATTCAGCAAATTGATTTTGCTCCAACTGGAGTTGCTGCAAATGTTATTAGATTGACCTTTGCAACCCCAAGTGGAATTGAAATTCCTCTAACTAATGTTGGTGGTTCTCCTGGTATTAACTCTAGTTCTGAAATTAGATTTAGAGATTTCTATGTTGATACTAGATTGAACTTTACTTGGAGAGTATATTCTCCTCCATCTGATCCATTTGATAGAGCTTCTAATGTTGTCTATCTACAAGCAGCAAATGATTTTGAACAACAATCAATCTCATGGAATACTGTTGTTAACAACACCCCTCAGGGTGACCCTGTTCCATCAATTGAGTATTCTAACTCTAACTGGAAGGAACTAGGCGTCCTTGGTGCTGAAGCACTTAGAACAGAAACTGAAGCAATTGGTGATTACAAACTTGGTGTTAACACAGTTGCAAGAGCAACCCATGCTTCTTATGAAAATGCATTTGTTTCTGCAGACACCGATCCTCGTGCTAACCTAGATGTTGTTGGTAATGCATACATTAGTGGTCGTAAGACAACTGACTTCTTAGATCATACTAATTTCGCTGATAGAGAGAAGAATGCAATTGCAGATGCTCTTATCGTTGGTGGAAATAGTGCAGATCCAACAACCTACAGCACTCTCCGTGTTGATACTAGAACTTCTGGAATCGTTGAATCTGGAAGAGGTAACAACTTCGGTCGCTTAGGAATTAACGTTGATGACACTACTTCTGGTAAGGAACTAGACAGAGCATTCGTTGTTGTTGGTGACTCTAGATTCACCGAAGATGTACGCTTTGAGCGTGATATTGAAGTTAATGGTAACGGAACAATTGCTGAGATCAGAACTTCTGAAACAGTTGGCACATTCAATCTACTCAACGATTCTACATTCGTTGGTGGTGATGACTCTGCTGGTCTAAACCTTGCGGGTTATTCTAAGACAATTAGAATCGGTGATTTCACTAACGACAATCAGTGGATCTACATTGGTGATAAAGCATCTGATGATCAATTCATCAAGATTGGTAACTCTGCTAATCATAGTAATATCTACTTCGGTAATATCGATAGAGATGCTGCTATTTCTAGAATCTACATGGGTGGTGCTTATAACCGCCTATCTTCACTATCAGTTATCAACTTCGAAACTAAGCAAGTTAGATTTGCTGGTGATGTGACATTTGGTGCTAATAAGAATCTTGGTGGTGATAGAACTGATCCTGAGCAGATTGTAACACTAAGAACTGAAGCAGGTATTGTCAGCTTCTTCTCTGGTAATACTCAGACAATTGACTTTGCTACAAATGCTTCTGAAGTTAATATTGCTGGTCAGGGTGGAACAACAACCATCAGAAATAGCCTTGAGATTGATGGTGAAACAACATTCAACAGCAGTGTAAAACTATGTGGTGGTGTTGCTGCATTCTCCTTCGTTGGAACTAGAGCACAACTTGGTTCTACTGCATTTGCACACGATGATGGAATTCTCGGACCAACAACATTTAATCAGAATGTTGATCTTGTTAATGTCTTCCAGTTGCCAGATGGTGATCCAAACTTCAATAGAATTGATACCGCTGGTTCTGCACCATGGGGTGATGCAACATTCCAAGCAGCAAAACCTGGCGCAGGACCTGAAGGTGCAGATCTAGAAGCACTAACTGGCGATCTATATTACCTACCACTTCTTAACGCTCCTGGTGATTATTTCCAAGAAGGTGATTATCTACTTCTTGACGCTACAGTCGATCCAGTAGCAGGAACACACCCTGAAATTGTTCGTGTTGCAACTGGTGGTTTGATCGGTGCAGAAACTGCTCCATATTACTTGATTGTTCAAAGACAACCACTTGGAACATTTACTCCAATCAAGGATAATCACCCAGAAACTCCAACAAATAGAACTCCTGTTTATAAGTGTAACATTGCATTCGATGCTACATGGATTGAACAAGGTATTGATTCTTCTGGTGTAACTGAGAACATCTATCTCGCAACATTTGGTGGAACACTTCAGGTTGGTATTGATTATATTATTGTTGATCGTGAAGATACAAATGGTGATGGCGTATTCGATCAGGGTGAAGTCTTTAAACTTGCATCGACTCTCAATCAAGAGAATAAGAAGTTCCAAATTCTAAGCGGATGTCCAGCTGGCGATGTTCTCTTTGAGGTTGACAGCGTAACTGGTGAAACAACAATTGGTAATGATGGAGTCAATGGAGAGAATGGAAAACTAACCATCAATGGTTCTCTGAAGTTTATTGGTGGATGTAAGACTGCTTCTAAGACTCAATTTGTTGGTAATGCTCAAGCAGAACTATCAACAATCACCGCAGTCACTAATACTGATGGTTTAGAAGTTGGAGACTTTGTTCAGATTGTAACTGGTGGCGGTACAGTCACTCTAGAGCAGAATAGATTCCCTGAAGATTCTGGTGACACTAGATTCACCGATCCTCAAATTGTCAGCATTGTTGGCAACGTTGTTACTTTGAATGTTCCATTCACTGGAAATAACAACAGCGAAGGAATTACATTCGAAGCATCTAGAAACGAGCAGTTTACTATTACTGACAGAGAGCGTGACATCTTTAGTGTTAGTGCTTGTTCTGGTGATACCGTAATTGGTAATCCTAGTGGTGTCGTTATTGCTCAAAGAGCACAATTCGGAACCTCGGTTCAGGCACACGCAGAAGGCGATGTAGTTTATGTCGCACTCAAGGATCCTAAGGTTGACAACAGCATTGCAACCACATTTGTTGATACTCTAACTCCAATCACTACAACTGCTACTCAGTTAACAGTTGATGATATTTCTGATTTTGAAAGTGGCGATCTTATCCTCGTTGGTTATGGTTCTGGTGGAAATGAGGAGTTCATGCTTGTATCTGGAACACCAGTTCCAACAGCAGGAAATGCTGGATACTTACCTGTAACTCGTGTAGGCAGCGTACCTAATGTTCCTGGTGCTGCTAAGACTCACCAAGATGGTGAGAGTGTTTGGAGAGTTCTTCTCAGAGAAACAACTACACTAACTGCTGATATTGGAACAACTGGTGGATCCAGTGTTGATATCGGACTCGAAAATAGTGATTTGGTTCCATTCTTCCTTGATCGTGAATACTTTGTCTTGATCAATGATGAGATCTTCGAAGTAACAAACAGCGTCACTAACGATGGTGGAACTCAGTTAGTTAAGAAAGATTACCATCATGGTCGCCTAACAGTTTATGATGATGTGAAGTTTGTTGGTTCTAACTTCGAGATTACTGGTACAGATAACAACGTACCTATCCTCAAGTTGATCAACAACGAAGAGCACCACTTCGAATCTGGAGCACTTGACATCAATGCTTCTACTGATATCAGTGGTTTGTTGAGAATCTTCCCATCTACTTGTGTTGAGGATCCAAACGCAATTCAGTTCACTAATAAGGCATTTGAACCAACATTTAGAGTTGAACCAGACTTTGGTGATACTTTTGTTGGAAGATTACTTGATGTTGCTGGTATTAGTTCTACAGTTGCATCTCAGTCACAGAAGATCCTAGATGTAAGACAACTTGGCAATGGTGGAACCAAGAACTTCACAATCAGACAAGATGCTTCTATTGATGCATTTGGTTACACTGGTTGGAAGAATAAGAATGGTGGACACATTACTAAGTTCGTCAACGCAGCATCGACCCTACAAGTTAATATAAATTATATTGTAGCGGTAGCTCCTTCTACAGGCGCACTTATCCTGACTCTACCTTCATCGGCAGAGACTGGTGATGTTATCAGAATCACTGAGGTTGGTGGACAACTAACTTATAACAACTCCCTCGTTATTCGTGCCCCAATCGTGGGTGGTGAACCAGTTGCAGTTCAAGGCGACACAGAAGGAACTAAGTTGGGCGGTCTATCTGCACCATACTCCTCAGGTGAATTGGTTGTTCAGAACAGAAATGCTTCATTCGGTCTAATTTATGTTGGACAAACTGATGGAGACAACTTCATTCCTGCCGTATACCAAGGTTGGTGGTTAACTGAACTCTGATGGCATATTACAACAGACTAAAGACAATGAAGAGCGCCCCCATCGGCACTATCATGCCGTGGTCGGGTAGCTCTTCAAGGACGGGGGCAAATCCTGATGGTATCCCTCATGGATGGATTCCATGTGATGGAACATCTTATCCAGCAGAAGATTATCCTTTGCTGGCAGCACATTTGGGAAACACATATGGTCCCACGGATGAGGCTATTCAAGCAAATTTCCCAGATTTTGATGAATCTGATCAATTTAGAGTTCCTAACCTAAATGGTAGGGCGATGATTGACCTTGAGAAAGAATATCTCTTACAGCAACAATATCAATTTGGTCAGTCAGATGCTTATGATGTTGTTGGTGATTTAATTTCTGAAGATGGCACTGGTGTTACTCCACCAGCAATCTATAGTGCTGATACGGATCTTCTTTTTGAGATCGATCCCATTGATAACATGGCAGGAAGAATTCAAGAATTTACTCTGAATGATCCTACTTGGTCTAAAACATATTATACAATTGGTAGAAAACTAGGTATTGATCATACTCCTGGACACAAACATAGTGGTCAATACACAACTGCTGTTACCAGTGGTAGATATGTTCAGGTTTTTGAAGCACCTGTTTTTCAAGTATCTGGTTCTCCAAACTATGAATCTGCAAACTTGAGTGGGGTTACATCTTCTGATGGTGCTGATGTTTGGACTAATGGATTTGGATCTATTACTTATTATGATGAAAACACTCTTGTTCTTACTGATAGCACAAAAACTTTTACCCAGCAAACAATTCCTAATGTTGGATTGACAAGAAATATTCCATCTTCTGGTGCATATACCAGTGGATTTAGTGACACATATAACTATAATCACCAAGAAGTAGCACACACTGGCACATTCCCAGTTGCAATTCAAAGTTTGCTAGGAAAACCAAACTATTTGAATGGTGATACTACAACAACTTATCCAACTAATTTGAGTCACTCTGCTGAAGATTTTACAGTTGCAAGTCTTGCAAACCACAATCACTTCAGTTTTGACATTACAATGAATAAGAGTGGACTAAGAGCGCCACAAAATATTGCTATTAATAACATTCAATCATATACAGTTAACGTATCTGATATCGAAAAAGCGTTAAATATTGTTATGGACAACAATACTCCATCACAGACGATCATTATGATCATTAGGGCATACTAAAATGGCAGCATTTTTAAATCAAGAAAGAGCAAAGATCGGAACAACAACGGGGACTATTATTGCATTCCCCAAAGAACTTGATGTTAACGATCCAAATGTTGGCATTGGATTGAGATTATTGCCTTCTGGATATATTAGATGTGATGGTAGTGTATATAATGAAGCAACATATCCAGCACTGGCAGAAATTTTAGGCACGGGTGATGCATGTGTTTTTAGGCAAACGGATGTAACTCTTAATGATGATCAATTTCAAGTCCCAGATTTGAGATCTAAATTCATCAGAGCATCTAGTGCATCAGATCAAGGTGTTATCAATGACAACACTGTTACTAGTGCAACTGGATTGACTATTGAAAAATCTGGTGTTGGTGTTGAAGTATCTTCTAACGTTGGATCTACAGCAGTTATTGATTTGTTTGGTCAGTTTAGAGTTCCAGCACTATCTGAAGATCTTAGAGGTAATGTTGCATTTACTAGACCAAGAAATCCAGATGAGGAAGTTGTTCCAGCTAATGCTTTTCAGCCTCATGCTCACTATACTACAACATATAGATGTAGAGTCAAAAGAAGATCTGGTAGTGATGTATTTGAATTGAACTACTACACAAACGCATCAACTATTGGTGTTGTAAACTGGTATGATGCAACGGATGAACAACCAGCGTGTAAATTCTATGCTCAATCTGAAGTTTGGAGTGGTGGATCATATACATCTGGTGGTACTGGAACAACTTTTGAATACTATGGTATTTGTAAAGGAAGTTGCTCTGGATTCATTACTAGTTGTTTAGTTCCTGAAGGAAAAACGTATGCAGTAGATACTACTCCAGAAGGACCTTGTTATGTCAACGTTATTCTTCTCGGACAATTTGAGATGGGATGTGCGAGTTCTAGTTATAACGTTGGAGCAAACTATGTTGAAGGTGCAGATGGTGTGGGAAATGATAATATTCCAACAAGTGGTGATAATGGGTATTCACACAATACATCTCTTCACAATGTTTTGCCATTTGATACTAGTGTGGACAACACTAGTACAATTGCATATCCTCAAATTTCAAATACTGTAGTTACTACAGATGCATTTGATTATGAGGATGATCCAACTGAACACACTCATAATATTTCATATGAGATTAGCGAGACTAATTTTACGTTAAATACTAGTGAGTTTTTCGTAAGCACAGAGGGTATGGAGGCTTCTGTTAATATTAGAACAGAATCCGATACTAAACTTGATAACCTCATTGCACCTTTCATCATGGTTGATTACCTAATTAAGGTCTAAAATGTCCAGAAACATTCGCTCCAACTATCTTTCAGATAAAGTAACTTTTGGCGCATCTACGATGCCAATTGGATCCATCATCCCTGTCTTTAAGGCAGATGATGATAAGGTGGCGGATAATGGCGTTGTAACTGCGCTTGGAGCAGTTGCATCATTAACTAGTGGTGGAAGTGGATACTTCACAGATCTAACAGCAGTCCAAGGATATCCTACTGCTCCAATTGAATTGACTATTCAACCAGCAAATTTATCTGTTGGTAATGATGAGATTAGTTATCCTAACCATCCATTCATTGATGGTGATAAAATTACTGTAGTTGAGTCAGCACAAGCGCCAAATATTTCTAAACTTGGTGGATCTATTGCTAGTTTTACTATTACCGATGGTGGATCTGGATACACTTCTCCTCCATCAATTCAAGTAACTGATGCTGGAAGTGGTCCCGTAGAAGCTGGATCTTTTCAGGTCGTTCTTACAAATGGATCTGTTTCTGCAATTAATGTTTTAGATGGTGGTTTTGGTTATCAGTTCCCACAGGTATCTTTTACCAGTTCTAGTGGATCTGGTGCTGCTGCCACCGCTACTTTATCTGCTGGTGGCGAAGGAGGTGTACAATTTGAGAGGGGATTTACATTCTATGTAAATAAAATTGATAATAACACTTTTAGAATTGGTAGAAGCAATGCTGACATCAATGCTAACAAATACTATAACGTTACTGACCTAGGATCTGCTGGCGAATTTAAATTAGCATCATCAACTGGATTTGGTTTGCGTGTAGGTGTTGCTGCAAATCTAGATGGAACTGTTAATTTTGCCACAATTAAAAAACCAGGATATGGATATTCGAATGGAGATGTAGTTTATATTATTCAACCTGGAAGTGATGGTCTAGCAAGAGTTGAGATTGTTACTACTACTAGTTCTACAGCAGATAATCCAGAAGAACAATATCCTGGATTCTTGTATTGTGATGGATCTGAATATAATGCTTCTGATTATCCATTGTTGTATCAAGTCTTAAGTGATGATTATGGTGGAACTGGTGGCAATTACGATCCAGAAGATTTTGGATCAACCAGTGCTGTAACATTTAAAGTTCCTGATTATAAAACTAGAAAATTAGTTGGTGCTGGTGGTGGAGTATCTGGTGGAGGATCTCCTGTATCTGGTAACGTTATTTCTGCTGTTGGTGCTACTGGTGGTAAATGGTACTTCTCTAAAAATGATCAAGAAACATTATATGACATTGGCAATATTGTTATCAGTGGATATGATAATGTAACTGATTTTGTTGCTGGTACTTTGAGTGGTGAAGTTACAATTAAAATTGGTCCTTTACAGGAAAAATTAATTGCAGCAGTTCCAGAACACGAACATGCTATTCTTACATCAGAAGCACCAGAAGCAGGTTCATTTGAGGGTGCTGGATTCTTTGCTGATGACCATGCTGCTGGTTATAAAAATGGTACAGGACAGGTTAATTTCTTCTTGCCATCTGGTGGTGTTCCTTTGTTCCACACTCATGGTATTGTCGATTATGTGATTCCCGATCCAAATGCTTCTACCTATGGAAATGTTAGTGGTATTGGTGAAGTAGATCAAGTTATTATTTCATCTTCTGCCATCGTTTCTTCTGCTTCTCAAACGACAATTACTATCACCGATCACGAACTTCAGACGGGATATAAAATTAGAGTTGCTGATACTACACAGACTACCTTGGGCAGTGTAAATGTTGATGGAACTTCAGTTCCGTTTGGTATTAATAGTGAATGGTATGTAATTAAACTTGACGATGATACAATTGCTCTTGCAAAAGATAAGTATAGCGCGTTGCGTTTAGAACAACTTATCTTTAATACTAATGGATCTGGTGGTCAAATTACTATTGATACTCATTATCTTGCAGCAGGTAATTTTCCATCAGAATTAATTGTAACTATTGTACAACCAGACCCAACCGAATGGGATATTGACAACAACTATGTTATTGGTGGCAAACCTGTCATTATTCCTGGAGACACATTCACTTCAACTGTACAGAAAGCAAACGAAACAACTGCTGGAACATATGGAGTACCAGCACCTACAACAGATGAATTACCACTAGCGGGTATTTCAGTTTCTCTTGGTGGTGCTGGTGGTTTTGGAGCTACTACTGATTCTGCTCCTGGTGGAGGAGATAACACATCATATACATTTAGTGCTAATGGATATTCTCATGAAATTAGAGCAACTGGTGGTAGTGGAGGAACTAGAGGAGATTCTGGTGGTAATGGCGGTAATGGTGGTGGTGGATTCATCTATGTAAGAAGTGGTGGAACTACAGTTCAAACACTTAACCTTGCTAATGTAGTTGCTGGTGGTAGTGGTACTCTTACGAGTGGTGTTGAATATACATTAGTTTCTTACTATCCTGGAGAAGCAGGAACTGGTGGTAGTTCTTCTGCTGGTGGTACTGGTGGAGCATCTTCGTACATTGGTGGAGCAGGTGGCGACGGCGCAAGAACATTGTTTACTGGAACTAATGATGTAGTTGAGTCATTTACAACACCATCTTCTAATTATCAGTCATATAATATCCCGAATGATTGGCCACTAGATAAACTTGAAGCAGATGTTCGCGGTGGCGGTGGTGGTTCAGGTGGTCGTGGTGATGGTGGCAATTGGTATCCTGGTAATGGTGGAAGTGGCAAGAAAGTTGTTGCTAACATTAACCCTGGCAACAACGGAACGTTGAGAGTATATGTTGGCGGTGGTGGTAGTGCTGGCAACGACCGCTCAGGTGGTTCTGGTGGTGCAGGTTTTGCTAGTGGTGGTAGTGGTGGTAATAGTACAGGTGGTGGCGCTGGCGGCGGTGCTGGTGGTGCATCTTCTGTTGGTACTCCTTCTGCTCAAGTTGTTGGCGCTGGCGGCGGCGGTGGCGGTGGTGGAGGAGGAGATGCCAGTCAAGGATCTGACCAGAATGGTCAATTAAATTCTACTGATGGTGTTCAAGAACTAGATGATTTGTTCTCTGGAACTGGTTCTAATGGCGGCAACTCAGTCTGCTCTGGAGGCGGCGGCGGAGGCGGCGGAGGCGGCGTTGGCGTAGGTTCTGGCATCGGTGGTGGTGGAGGCGGTGGAAACGGATCCAACGCCCGTAGAGATGGTTTTGGTGGTGCTAGAGGTCAGTCTGCTGTTAAGAGTGGTGGAACTGGTCCAACTGCAACTCTTGTTACTGAAGACGATGCAGGAAATGGAGGTATTGCTGGTCCTGGTACTACAGCAAGTGGTGGTGATGGATCTGTTACATTTACTGCTACTGAGAACCAAACATTCTATGGTTCTGGTGGTGGCGGCGGTGGTTCAGGTGCTTACTTTGAACTGCAATTTACTGAAGTTGGGAATGGTAGTTCTGGCACACTAGTTGTTGGTGGTGGTAATGAAGATGGTAGAGGAATTATTGGGTATACAGTTCCTGGACAATCAGAGGGCAATACAGGAACATCATCCACAACTGGTTTGTTTGATCGTGCTAGCACCAGTGTAGATTATGTTGAATCTGGAACTGGTAGTGGTGCGACTGGAGGTTTTGTTTCTCCTGATGGATTTAGATATTTGAGATTCTTTGGTAATGAGGCAGAAAGATGGGCAAGAACTGTTGCTATCAATGCATCTAATAGTAATCCAAAAGGTACTGTGATTGAAAGCGTTACATTTAACGTAATCGTTGGTAATGGTTCTAATGGTGGTGAAGCACCAACTGCACCACTAGAACTATTTGCAAGTAATGATGCTGGAGCAAGTTATAGTAAAATCGGAACAATTACCTCAGCATCTGGTCCTACAACGTGGACTGATGTTACTGTGAATTTGCCAGAAGATTATCGTGAGTCTGGTATTCTCTTCGAAGTTAGACAATCAAGAACATCCTCTGGCAATCCAGACAACGATAACTACGGCATTTCTTATGTCAATTTTAATCATGCTGAGGGTGAAATTACAACAGTTACCACAGCATCTGGAAAAATTGATTTGGGTATTGAATATATCACTGAAGTAATTACTCCTCAGGGAGATCCAATTAACTCTGCTGGTATTGATGTCAATGATGGTATCTTTACACTATCTTCTGCTGTTAAATTAAATGTTGAATCACAATTGCAACCAGAGATTGACATTCCGCTCTTAACACGCTATCATCTAGTTAAGTATTTGATTAAGGCATACTGATGTTGCTTGGTAAAGAGTGTGGGTTTATTTGTGATCCCGAACAAATTGATGGCAAATTTGAAGATTTTATTGGGATCTACCCACGTTTTGTACATCATGAGTTATGCACAGCAGTTATAGACCAGTTTGAGAAGTATTTGTCTGCAAATTCTAACTTTGCTCAGATGGGTGAAGATCAGTTTCCTCAAAAGAAACTGGGTAGACAGGACATTGGCATGATGCTAGATGATGTTGATCAAAGATTAGCATCACATATGTACCAGTATGTCAATACAGCATTTGAAAACTATAGACTTGAATATGATCAGGTAGCAAAGGTTAATTTGCAAACGATTGGCATTAAAATACAAAAAACTCCTCCTGGCGGTGGGTATCATGTTTGGCACTATGAAAACTCTAGTTTCAGAGCAGCAAATAGAGAATTAGCATGGATGGTTTACTTGAATGACATGCCAGAAGGTGAGGCAGAGACTGAGTTTTTGTATCAGAAGAAGAGATATAGACCACAGACTGGCACGTTGTTAATTTGGCCTGCTGGTATGACACATGTACATCGTGGCAACACTGTTTTCACGCATGATAAATATATTACGACAGGCTGGTTCCTAAAACTCCCCTAAGAATAATGGCAGACACTCGTGTAGTAATCCAAGTAAATGCACTAGAACGACTTATCATCGTTGATGGTAAAGTTCAGGTGATTGGAGAAGACTATTGGAACGAAAACATTCAGAATATATTGTTCCCATTCTGGTCATCAGATAGAGATCGTTTGATCTATCTGAATTATTTCTCTGATGGATCCTATGGTATTGAGAAGAAGAAATATATTCTCGATCGTGCCACTGGTGAAAGAAAGTGGAAGACTTATGACTGGAGAGAACCAACGTCTGCACAAGTTGCTGAGGTTGCTGAGTTGCTCAAAGAGAAATATCTTGAGTATCAGGACACTGAGCAAGAAGTAATCCAAGAGAAGATTTACAACGAGTATGGTCGTTGGAATAAAGTATCATGGGAAGGAATCAGAATGATTCGTAACTTCTTGCTTGATGATTGTGATTGGACACAAATGCCTGATGCACAGTTAGATGATGCGAAAAAGGCACAATGGTCGGCATACAGACAGAAACTAAGGGACATTCCTACTGACTATGCTGGTCAAGATGCTGATGATGTAAGATTCCCAATCAATCCTATTTTCTTTGCTGGTACATATCAAAGAATGGAAGGAAAGTCTGAGAATGAGTATCTAGCGACAGCAGATCAGTTTGGTGTATTCACATCATCAACTTATGGTGAGTATGCAAAGAGAATTGTTGCTCAGATTGCAAACTACTATAACATCAAGAATCCTGATGCTATCTTCCCACCTGCTGACATTGTTGCATCTACTGCATCTAGCGAAGAAGAACTAGACCTAATCCTACAGAGAATTCAAGCAAATAACGTTTAATTATGTCAACTGAACTTAATATTCTTATCCTTACCCTTACAACGGGTGAGGAATTGATTGCTAATGTAAAAAAACATATTGAAAGAGTTGATGGACAAGACGTTGAAGTCTGTTACAATCTCGTGTATCCATTTGTCATGAAAGAGCAGGGCAGAGAAGGAGATGTAGAGAAAGTATTCTTCATGCCATGGAAAAAATACTCTGGTGATACCCAGTTCTTGCTTGGGTATAATTATGTTATGAATATGTGCAGTCCTCTTCCAAATGTGCTAAACTCATACAAAGATTCTGTAAACAAGTACATTCAAACTTTGAGCGAGAGAGTAAATGATTTATGAATATGATTTTCTAGATAAAAACAAATTGAGGCAAATGCTCAGTTTGTTTGATGCTGGTAAATATGAAGATGGATCTAAGTCTGGTCCAAAAGATAAGAAGTATAAGCATAACTCAGAGCAGAGTGATATTGAAATAGGAAAGATGGTAAATGTTTCCGTTTATAAGTTGATGAGAGAATCTGAGATCTCAAAGATTCATATCCTCAACAAATGCTCTCCATCTCTGATGCTGAAGTATGAAGTTGGCAATCACTATGCAGATCATAGTGATTTCTTTGACATGTGGGGAACTAGAACAGATTATACCTGTGTTGTTAATCTGAATGATGACTATGAAGGTGGTGAGCATTATATTCAGATTGGAACTGAGAGAATTGAGAAGAAACTAGAACCAGGAAAGTTACTGTTGTATCCAACAGAGTTTATTCATGGTGTCAATCCTGTCACCAGTGGTGTTCGTAAGTGCTTGACATTTTGGATGGAAAGTTCTGTCGTTGATCCAACAATGAGATATTATGTGGCAGAACTAAACAAGTTTTATTATAAACTTGAGGGTACAATGGATAGGGAAGATCTAATTAATCTTGATCTTATTCGTATGGGAATTATCAAACGCAGCAGTATTTTGAGGAACTGACATGGCATTACTAACTGATATTAAATCATATGATACTATTCTCACTATCAATGAGATGAAAGAGATTGATAGGATTGCTAGTCGCCCTCGCTGGATGTTTGGTGCTGCTAGTGATACTAACACACCATTTAAAAGATTCTGGAAGATGGATGTCAAAGGAATTCCTATGTTTGATAGTATTATTCCAGAGAAGATGAAGATCTTGATTCCATTTGAATTTGAGATCTTAGATTATTATTTGAATGGGCACACATATGGTTTGAATGGTGGAGCACACAAGGATGATGCTGACTACACATTTGTGCTGTTCTGCAATCCTACATGGGATATTACATGGGGTGGCAAGACTATGTTTGTTCAGGAAGATGGTAGATTTGATTCAGTTTTCCCTAAACCTGGGTCTGCTGTATTGTTCCCATCAGATATTTTACACTGGGCAGAAGAGACTGGACGCGAGTTTTATGGTCTTAGAGTAACTGCTGCGTATAAATTAAAGAAAGTGGAGACACAAGATGAACATCCAAACTCTTGATTCTGCTGCAAATTGGGACGATATTGAAGAGTATGCTGCTACACAATCAGGAGCAGTTGTATACTTTGAGAACCCAAGACTTGAAGCAGCAGATGAAGCAACCAAATCAACAGTATTAGATTACTATAAGTTTGATGAAGACATGCCAGCAGAACTGGTTGTAGAACTAGAAAGCAAGTTCTATGGTTATATTCAGTTTAGAAATCCAGATATTGCATTTGATTTTGTCGCTGATTATTTCCCTCGTAGAGATGAATTGCCATCTGGTGATGCTGGTGAACCATACTGGTATCAATGCTATGTCATTAGACCAGATGGTGTTGTAGAATACGATAACAAAGCACTACGTCCTGGTAACAATAGACCTGAATAATGGATCAGCATAATGCATTTGTCATTCCTATCTTTAAAACAAAGGTAGAGAACTGGAGTGAACATAAGGATAGAATACTATCATTACTTAAACTAGAAGAACATGATGGTCACTATACTGACTATCATATCAATAATGAACTATTAAACGAGAACAAGTTCGCACCATATGGTAATGAAGTTGTTGATATTTTGCGACCAGCATTAGAAGAGTTCAATGAAATATATCCTTCAAATATCAATATTAAATTGATGTGGGCACAGAAATATGCTGCTAAGCAGTATCATGAGTTACACAATCATGGTGCTCTAGGATTCAGTGCAATATTCTATGCACAATTTGAAGATAATCATCAAGCGACATCATTTTACTCGCCATATGTTGACTTTATTGAAGGTAATGTGTTAGAGTATGTGCCTGAGGTATCTGAGGGAGATATTATATTCTTCCCATCTGTTCTGATGCACCAGTGCAAACCAGTACAATCTGATACAGAACGTATCATAATTTCCTTTAATATCTACTGACTCCATGAAAGTTCCCACACAATATGAATTGACGCATCTGCAACTGCAAGCGATGCTCCGTGATCACAATATCCCAGAGACAGAGATCAAATACCTGGGTGAATTTGAATACACTGCTGAATACCAAGCACATCCAGAGTATCATGGTTATATGATGCATTGGTATCGTATTGGCGGCGAGCATGAGGTTCCTGTCTGCGACATCGCATCCGTTGACCGAGTGGACGATGACGATACTGTCCCCCAGAACGACGGAATGGGTCAATCTGAGGTATCCTAACTGAGTAAACCGCTTAGTCCCATGGGCTACTTCTGGAAAATTTGTTTTGGCGTCGCTGTTTCTGGTCTCTGTATTGTGGTGATACCCAATGCATTCTCTGAACTGGCGATGGCATTTGTTGACCTTGCCCACGCTCCTGCCAAAGCACGAGATGGGGAACAATATTAAGATAGTGTGTGATTATACAGAAATCCACACAAAACAATCTAAAATACTATTAGTACGCTAAACTTACATGGACTGGAACGATAGCACCAAACACCAAAAACGTAAAGATGCATTCTACATCTTTTACGAGAGTGTATTGAAACCAGACCATGAACTGCGCCAAGATGCTCATGAGCAGTGCTGTTATCACGAACTGCTAGAGTGGCGTGGTGAAATTATTGCCTATCTTGATCGTCGCCGTAATGAGGAATTTAACTAATGACTATTGAAGGACGCCCTGACATTCAAGTTCCCAATGACTATTGGCAGAAAGAGTATGAAACACAGCGCAAAGATCGTATGCAAGATTGCATCGATGATTACCTCCAAGATGAGAAAGTCGATGCACGACGAGTATATGAGGAGATGCTATCTTGCATCGATGATGTGATCAATTATCACAAAAAGCAACTGAACAAAGCAACTGATGTAAAATCGCTTATGATGGGTAACCGTCCTGTCGATTTCGCAGATGAACTTGCTGAGAAATGGCAGTATGATAAACTACCTGAGCGTTTCTAATGAATGAGAAAGAGCGTTTGCTATTGGCATTGCAGCAAATAAATAACATCACCAATCTGGTGCAGGACAACCAATACAAAGAATTTTTGTATGGTAAACTGATATCAGTTGAGATAGAACTACAACGTCAACTCACGAACCTGACTTATCATGAACGAAGAAGAATTCAAGAAAGCAATGCAAAATGTTCTGATGATGCAGAACAACAACGACACGAACTTTCAAATTCTGCAGCATCAAATTGATCGTTTGCAAAAACAAATTGACGATTTGGATGAACTGAGAGAAATGTTCCGTTTCCCCAAACCAGAAAACAAAGATCGACAACCATTTGAACAAGTTGACTGATGAAGTTTGAGCATGGTATGATGGTCCAGTATCACCACACCGAAGGGTGGGTGAACTTCATTTGTGATGACTATATCACAATCTGTTTTATTGATCGACCAGACAAGTATACACGTAATGGTCGTCACCAAGCAAACCTTTTAGTTTATCGTGATTTTTGGCATGAAGTACGCAGTTGTGTGGATGAAAAGCAAGAAGAAGGGACAAGCGAAACAACAAGCTATTTTCTACAATCTAGAGGATGCGATTATGTGGGAGCAGCATGTTAATATGACATTACATGCTAAAACTGAACTGCATCCGATCTGGGGTGACAGTTGACAGACTGGTCTAGGGGGTTGACAGACCTCCTTTTCCATGCCATAATAAGAAGGTAATCAAGGGAATGAGCAGCGCCCTAAAGACTCTCCCAAACTACAAACGAGGTTATTATGGAAATCCAAAACATCACCACCGCTATCAAGGTTGGCGAATTTGTCTTAAACACTGGCGCTTCGAAGGCACGTCTTCGTGTTCAGTACGAGAACCTGCCTAAGCAAGTTCTTACTGATAATGCTGGTCGCGTCTACATCTTGTGTGTTGATGGTGAAGTGATGAAGATCGGTGGCAGTGTCTCCAAGGGAGGCATCAAGACTACCATGTCTTTCTATGCTTCTGCTAACACTGGTCGCCCCTCTATTCGTTCCTTTGGTATCAACCAATTGATCTGGGAACGTCTCTGTGAGGGCAAGCAAGTTAGCATTCACATGATCACTTCTGAGCAAGTTGTTGCTCCTGTGAAGGGTCTCTTTGGTTCTGAAGAGATTTACATCTCTGCATTCAAGGAGATGGAAGAGAAGTGTGTGTTTGACTATGTTTCTGTTGAAGGTAAGTTTCCTCAGTGGAACTATCAAGAAGCAGGCAAAGCATGGGAGCAGTACATTCAAGAAGAACATGCTGCTATCCTGACCAAGACCGCTCAAAAGGGTTAATAATCCCTGGGGGGTTGACAACCCCCCAAAAATAGTTTAAAATGTACTCATGAACGAATTGAAACCTACTGCTGGTTCATATTAGTTCTTTTCACATCATCCTACAAGGAGAATTACATGACTATCACAATCCCCACTGGTGTGGTTATTCCACGCCTGCCAGATTCTGCTGGCGAAAATATTTCTGTTGAAGTTCTAGAATACGAGATCTATCGACATTATCCGCAATGGATTACACAACGCAATACGAAGGCACGTTCCAAGAAGTCTTCTGTTCGTTCTAACTTAGAAGTTTTACGCGCTCCTCATCTCATTGTCGCTATCGGTGAACTTACTGCCGATGATGAAGATGAGAACGGCAATGAGTACAAAGCAGGTACTCGTTTCATTATTGATTCTAACACTCGTCGCCTCTTTTGGGAAGAAGGGATGACAAATGTTGTTCCTCAAGCGTTGATTGCTGTTATTTACAAAGAGGCAACTCTTGTTGAACTGCGTAAGCATTATTATGCTTATGATAACCCTGATGCTGTAGAGCAAGCAGGTGAAGTCATGACTGGTATCTACGGTCTATTTGACTTCAAACCCAAATCTAACAAGATCATTGGCGGTACTATCGTCACTGGTCAAAACTATGCTTCCATGTGGACTCCTGGTGCTCCTCTCTACAATACTAACAAGGGCATTTGGGGTATTGAACCTAGTGAGAATGACACTCGTACCACTGCTAAGCGTTGGGCGATGGCAGAGCAGTTTAAGTTCTGGCGTTCTCAGTGGGAATATCTTGATCGTTTCAAGATTGGTCTCTCTGGTAGTGTGATTGATCAACCCTTGCTTATGGCATTGTTGATTACATCCAAAGTATATGCAGAGAAACCTGTTTTTGATGACTTGATTTACAAGTTGAATCGCAAGGATTACAATGCTGCTGAGAAGAAGCCCATTTCCTTCATTGGAGAGGCAGCAACTGGTGCTACCAACAACGTCTACAAGAAGGACACTGCCAGTTTCGAAACTTATAAGGCAGCATTTAATTTCTACCTGTATTGGATTCAGCGTCATATGGAAGATGCTGATCAAACTGGTTGTAAGGGTCGTCAAGGTGGTTATGATGGTTATGGCAACGAATGGGTTGCAAAGTACATTGTAACATGCGATAATACTATTCTTGATCATATCGAAGAGAACTAATACATGGCAAAAACACCTATTCGTTACGCTGGTGGCAAGAGCAAAGCATATAAAATTATCACTAAGTTCTTGCCTGACACTGATCGTATCATCTCACCATTCATTGGTGGTGGTTCGCTTGAGTCACGCTGGGCATCCGAATTAGGTAAGGAAGTTATCGGTTTCGATATTTTCCACGCTCTAGTCAACTTCTGGAATGTTCTGCTCAACTCTCCTAATGAGTTGGCAGACAAACTTCAGGAGTTGACTCCTACTAAGGAGAAATACGCTGAAATCAAAGAGTGTTTGGTTCAGTGGGACTACACACAAGAGCTGCTCAAAGACTGGAGCACTGATTATTATAAGCGTGATGCTATTCAGTTGGATGACATCACTGCCGCAGCATATTATTATTTCAATCACAATCTGTCCTATGGTCCAATGTATATGGGTTGGATGAGTAAGATCTACCAGGACCAGAAGAAATGGGACAAGATGGTGAAGAACATCCGCGACTATAAGAATCCTAATCTAACTGTGCGTGAGGATACGTTTGATCATGTGATCCCTGCACACCCTAATGATACATTATATCTTGATCCTCCATACTATTTGAAGAAGGACGCGGATAACAAGATGCTCAAGGGCATGTATCCTAACTGCAATATTGATGTGCATCACACTGGTTTCGATCATGAGAAACTGCGTGACCTGTTACACAACCACAAAGGCAACTTCATACTCTCTTATAACAATTGTGAGACAATCAGAGAGTATTACAAAGACTTTGATCTACACTATCCTGAGTGGCATTACTCCTATCAACTAGGAGAGACGCGGATCGGTGAGAACCGCATTGCCACCCAGAGCGACAACACTAAGGAGTCTCATGAGATCCTGATCGTGAAGGTGGACAGTTCAACAACCTGCACACCTGACCTTCCGCGCCCGCTCCGTGCGTTGTATGATTACTAGGTAATCGAGAGACACCCATGCAACTCCAAACCTCTGCCACCCAGATCGACTTCTATCCTGTCGCTGGTGGCAAGCGTTTCGTCAAGCGTGTCATCTGGCACCCCACTGAAGAGATCTCTCAGCAGATGACCTCTTTCACCACCCGTGTCAAGTCTGACGCTCTCTACGACATCCGTAACTACCTTGCCAACGGCGCTGAGGTCACTGACTTCAACACTGAAGCATACCAAGGTTCTGACTACACTCCTGTCGCCTGCTGAGAGGCGTCTAGGAGCGCCTGTAATGCCCCTCTGACCCCTGTGACCTATGAAGACCGCTGAAGTCCCCCTGACTGCCTCTGAACTTAAGTTCCTGATCGACCTCCTGTGGGGTGCTCCCATTGCCATGGTGCGTGATACAGCATTGCGCCATGGTCTGTCCGATACTGAGGTTGAAGGACACTTGGTAAAGTGTCTCGGATACCTTGCCTGTGAGATGGATTGACCCTATACTACTAAGGTAATCAAGGAAACGACCCATGAAGGACGACACCATCACTGCTCAGATGCGTCGCACTATTCTCAAGTCCATTGAAGAGATGGATATTGAGATGCTCAAGCGTATTGCTTACGAGTGCCGTTGTGAAGAGTTCGGTATCTATCCTGACAACACCTATCTCCTGAACTTCTGATGATCACTTCCAAAACTCAAATGCTCAAGGTGATTGCCACATGTGCTCAACCGCATGTGCTCACCCGTGAAGAGAAGTTCCAAGTCTTCTGTAATGTGTGTGACAACATGTTAGCAGAGGGTCGTATCACCAAAGCAAACCACACTCGCTGGACTAATGTCTTTTAAAAATCCTCTCTTTGTAGTTCTCCTTGTGTTCGCTTCCATGACCATGATGAAGATGGTCTATCAAGGAGAGAGTAACATTGAACAGATGGAGCGTATCTCCCGCATCTGTGCTACATTACCTCAACCACACCCTGATTGTCATGCTCACTAAAGAAGACCACGAGTTTGTTGACTTTCTCTTCGGCAAACTCCTCAAGCATGTTGACACTGACATGCTAGATCTGCAAGACGATGATTCATGCTGTGACCACATTCAACTTTCGCTTTTAGAAGTATGACACAAGGTTCTTTACCGCCACGTCATACACTCACAGTTCGTGAGTATGCTGCATTAGAACCATTTTACAAAGCACAGCGTCCACATGATGCTGTTATGACGTGGCGACAACTGCGCTCTGTTGGGCACAAACCTGTGCCTAAACAAGATCCCGCTCTCAAAGAAGTATGCGTCAGATTTAATGACGTATACCATGCTAATCTCAACTACGAAAAAACTACCAAACAAGACAATGATGAATGAAGTTATGCTCGACCGCTGGTTGCTCGATCAACTCGATGAAGAATACGATGTGATCGAGATTGAGAAGGACATGCCAGTTGAGGAACTGTCCCACGAGGTGCTCGAACTGCTCTCCTGAGCCCTATACTGATTACATCAGCAAAGGACACCACTCATGACCAAGACCTACCGCGTTCGTGTTGAGACCTACGATGGTTGCGTGACCATCTGGAACGAGACCAGTCGTGCCAAGACTGCTGACAAACTCATTCTCAACCGAGTGTATAACCAACTCTGTGGTCTAAACGTAAAAGAGATCGAAGTCACTCCCACTGTGCCAGTTCAGAAAGTATCATGATCAGTCTCCCGAACCCCACCAAGACCATCTATACTGATCTCAGTTCAGACAACGACATGACCGCCACCTTCGCCCAGTTCGCTTCCGAGCAAACCGCC